AACAACCCCCAGCAGGAGCTAACCCATTAGACCCTACAGGAGCAGGTGGTGGTACAATAGGTACAGGAATAGCACCAACTCCGGGAGAACAAGGATTTACAGGAACACCTCAAAATGGACAACAACAACCACAAGCAAATAATCAGCCAACTCAAACTGTTGGTGAACAACCTCAAGCTCCTGAACAGCTTCAATGATTATATAGATATATTAATTACGAAGCAACACAAGATACTAGAGCAGACTGATAATGTAGTTATGATGCACAGAGCACAAGGAGCAATAGCTACTCTTAACAGACTAAAATTATTAAGGGATGAAATAAATGGCAGTTAAACAAATATCAAAACAAATGGAACTATTTGATGATGGTGGTCTTAAAGATGAGGGTGGTATGATTGATGAAGTATCAGGTAATGATGTGCCATCAGGCTCTACTAAAGAAGAAGTGAGAGATGATATACCTGCACAGTTAAGTGAAGGTGAGTTTGTTTTACCTGCTGATGTTGTTAGATATCATGGTTTAGAAAAGATAATGGAATTACGTGACGAAGCGAAAGCAGGATTACAAAAAATGGAAGCAATGGGTCAGATGGGTAATAGTGAAGAAGCTACACTAGATGATGATATTCCTTTTAGTATAGATGATTTAGATATGGAAGATGAACCACAGGAAATGGCAGAGGGTGGTTACGTAATGATAGAAGGTAAACCTATGCCTGTTCCAACTATTGCAGGACAAAAGATGGAAATGCAAGTAGGTGGTATGGTAAATGCTCCTACTGTTCAAACTGCTAATGCTTTAGGTACATACAATGTTCCTACAAGTATAACTACGCAACCTTCTTACTTTCAGAATTATGCACAGGCACAAGGACCTGTTCAACCTTTTGTGCCACAAAGAAGAGGTCTTGGTCAAGCTCAACAACCTGTTTATGGTCAGCAAACACAAGGTCCTACTTTTAATACATTAATGCCACAGTTAACAGGTGAAAGAGAAACTAAAGAATATAGGAATGAAGCAGGGCAGAAACTATTCATACCATTTGTCGGTGGTAAACCTATATACCCTATACCTGAAGGATACACAGAATATAAAGAAGAGAAAGAAGTAACACCTGAAAAGAAGCCTATTATAGAAAGCACTAGTGTAAGAAAACCTACAGATGATGGTGGAGATTCTAATGTTTTATCAGGCACTAGTCAGGTTAGAGGTACGGATAATTCTTTAATAGATACAAATTTTGGTAGTCAATCTACTGAAAAAGTTAGAGATAATTTTAGTAAGATGACAGAAGCACAAAGAGGACTAGCTGTAATAAACTCTATAGATTCAGCTAAAGGTTCTAGTACCTTTGCTAGAAATCTAGCTACAGGTATGCTTGGAGTAACAGGTGGTCCATTAGGTATGCTTGCAGGTGCTTATGATACAGGTAGTAGATTAATGGGTGGTGAAGGTTTAGGTTTAGGACAGCCACAAACAGATGCATTTAATAATATAATAAGTACATTTGAACAACAGTATGAAGGAATGTCAGGAGAAGAAAGAGACCAAGACCAATATTCCGATTTGAACTCTTTGTCTCAAGCAGTGTATGGTCTTAATTATGAAGATGCGACTAGTAAATTAGGAATAGCACCTACATTTAAAAAAGGTTTTAAACCGGGAGATATAGACCCTAGAACAGGTGGAACATATGATATACATGGTCAATCCACAAATGATGATGGTACTGTTTCCTATAGTGATACAGCTGCGGCAGGTAGAGGTTTTTCAGCTATGCTGTCATCTGGATTTATGGGTGGTATAAAAGATGCACAAAGAGTATCTACATCTTTAACAGCTAATGCCAAAGATAAAGCTAAAGCTAATGCATATTTAACTGAAGTAATGAAAGATGAAAAAACAACAGGTCTTATTGCAGACAAAAAAGCTAAAGAAGAAGAAGCTAAAAGGCAAGAAGCACTAGCAGAAAAATCGAGACAAGCTGCGATAGCAGAAGCACAACGCAAAGCAGGTGAAGAAAGAGCTAGAAAAGAAGCTGAAGCTAGGAGAAGGCAAGAGGAACAAAGAAGAGCAGAAAGTCAAGGAAGAGTAACAGGAAGAGAACGAGGTATGTCTATGGGTGATGATGGTGGAGACAGTGGTCCTTCACAAGATTCAGGCATGGGTGGTATGGGCGATGTAGGTTACTCTACGGCTATAGGTGGTTTTATTCCTAGACTTAAAAACAAACCTAAAAAGAAGATGAAGCGAGGTGGATTAGCTTCACGTTAATAATCCACAATTAATTCATTGACTAACTAATTAAGTCGTGATATAATGGCTACTTATCCCCCAACAACAATAAATGGCTACGATAACCCCAAAGGAGAAAACTTATGGCTGAAGAAGCTACTAAAGTAATGGTGGAAGAAACAACACCTAAAAAAGAAATGTTTATGAATAGACCTTATTCTCAAGAAGAGAGAGTAAAGAGAGATGAAGAAGAACTGGCAAGGCTCGTTGAGGAGCAAAAAAGTGCAGGTGAGACTAGCGAAGAGGAAACTCCGAGTGAAGAAGAACCGACTTCTGCTGAAGAAAAAACTTTTAAGAAACGATATGGAGATTTGCGTAGACACTCTCAAGAAAAAGAAAAACAGTTCCAAAAACAACTAGATGAGTTAAAAGGACAGTTAGAGAGTGCTACTAAAAAAGAAATGAAACTACCTAAGACCGATGCTGACATAGAAGCATGGGCAAAGGATTATCCTGATGTAGCTAAAATTGTTGAAACTATTGCTATGAAGAAGGCAAGAGAACAATCAGCAGATATAGAAAGTAGACTACAGAAGATAGATGAAATGTCTGCTGAAGCACAAAAAGAAAAAGCTGAAGCAGAACTAATGAGGATGCATCCTGACTTTGGTGATATTAGAGACAGTGATGACTTCCATGATTGGGCAGATGAACAACCAAAATGGGTACAGGATGCACTATATGAGAATGACAATGACGCAAGGTCAGCGGCAAGAGCTATTGACCTCTACAAAGCAGACAAAGGACTTGGTAAGAAAACTACAACAAAGAGTGATAAAGGTGCTGCTATGGAAGTTGGAGCAAAAGCTACACGCACTAAAGTTGATGCAACAGATTCTAGTAAAAAAATACTTGAGTCACAGGTTCAGAAAATGTCCTCTGCACAGTATGAGAAACAGGCTGATGCAATAATGGAAGCAATCAGGTCAGGCAACTTTGTATATGATGTATCTGGTTCAGCTAGATAAAATAAAAATAAAGTTGACAACAAAGAATTTATGTATATAACTATACATAACTAAAAGTGTAACACAACCTCACGTTCCCAAACTGAATACTTGTGTTGCACTTTAAACCACACTTTAGAGATTACCCAATTATGTGAGCCTACACAGGAATCGCTATCCTAAGTACAACCTCAACGCATGAATGGTCCTTATAAAGTAAAATGACTAAAACTATATAGTGCACATTCCGTGTACATTTGATAAATGTTTAAGGAGATTAAAATGGCATTTACAGCAGCGGCTGGCTATGGAAACCTTCCTAACGGTAATTTTAGTCCTATTATTTACAGCAAACAGGTGCAACTTGCGTTCCGTAAGTCATCTATTGTCGATGCAATCACTAATAATGATTACTTCGGTGAGATTGCTAATATGGGCGATTCCGTTAAGGTTATCAAAGAACCAGAAATAACAGTCAAGGCATATTCTAGAGGAACTACAATAACTCCTCAAGACCTTGATGACGAAGAATTTTCACTTAATATTGACAAAGCTAACTACTTTGCATTTAAAGTGGATGATATTGAGGAAGCTCATTCACACGTTAACTTTCAACAGTTAGCATCTGATAGAGCAGCCTATAGACTAGCCGACCAATTTGACCAAGATGTACTTGGTTATATGTCAGGTTATAAGCAATCATCTATACATGGTGCTCCAGACACAGCTAATACAACTACTAATGGTAGTGTAGCTGTTTCAACAGCCGGTTCTGACGAACTCTTATCTTCAATGAAAATTGATGCTGAAGACTTCGGTGGTTCTGCTGGAGATGCTGTGGCTATCTTACCAAGAACAGGTGGAGCTACTACTGCTGCTCCTGCTAATGGAGATAGAAACCCATTGACAGTGATTGCTAGAATGTCTAGACTATTAGACCAACAAAATGTTGACACTAATGGTAGATGGTTAGTATTAGACCCTGTATTTATTGAGGTATTAAAGGATGAGGACACAAGATTGTTCGATGCAGACTTTGGTGGTTCAGGACTACAGAATGGTTTAGTTCTTAATAACCTTCATGGATTTAAAGTGTATCAGTCAAATAACCTACCAAGTATAGGAACAGGACCATCTAATACAGGTGCGAACAGTTCTACAAACTTTGGTATTATTGTTGCTGGTCACTCTTCATCAATAGCTACTGCCGAGCAAA